CCCTTCCTTACTGGTCACACCTTATCGTTCCATGAACGCGACGGTGTCCGTCGTCGGAATGGGTCGAGAGATTCATCCGGTGAAGGATTACTTCTCACCGCCAGTATTATCTACGTTCGCCTTTTCAGGTGATGAACAATGTTCATCAGCTGTGCGAGGGGTAGACGCTTGGTCTTCAACGGCAACCAATGGTCCTAGACCTTGGAGGTCCGCTTGAACTTCCCATGAGATGGCCCTCATCAGGTCACTCATAGCTCTGTACTGCTCCTTAACATTAACCTTCCGTTTCCAATCAATGGAAGCGAGGGACTTAATACCGAGGAGCTCAAACTTAATGGAATCCGGGGAGGGCAGTGCCTTTCCTACGATACCCGCTAAGTTCAGAGAAGCTGATAAACCTTCGTTCACAGCCTTGAACATAGAAAGGGCGTAGATATAAATCCCAGGAGAGACCAATATAAGAGGGATTGATAGAATCCCAGTTACACTCGGGTACGCCCCGGCGAGAATAGGAATCTTTATCCAATTAAGGACGAAGAATTCTATCTCGTCGTGCGCCCGAGCCTTAGCCTCGGATCCGTACTCAGTTACTAAGAGCATCGCTGCTCTAATAACAAAAGATACGGGATCCCCCCAAAGGCCTCCTGAAACCATAGCAAACCACTTATCGGCAAATTCCGTCAAGTGGCTTTGGTTCCAGTTAAGGAGACCTGAGGGTCCGAGCAATGTAACAAGCATTAGGTTCATCAACTTCGGACGGATACGTAGTATCGATCGGAGTGAACTTATTGCGTCTATCAACTGCTTGGGAAAGTGTAACCAATTGTGGTTTACTAAGTGAAGGACTAACATCGGCAACATGAAGCGGTTTCGCCAAACACCCAGGAGTAATCCTGGAGGAAAAGCAGAAATCTCTCCATGATGGCCCGACAACCAACGTTTCGCGAACTCGATAAGACCTGTCTCAGAAATCACTGATTTCTGTAGATTGATCTTAACACCCAACCCTCGCATGATGCTCAGGTAATGAGTGGCAACACTAGTATCGGCGATGACAATGTCATCTCCGAGTAGTGCATAGTGAGGAAACCAAGATGTCCAACCTGCACGAGCAGCAGCTAACTGCACAATCACATGGTGACTGAGAGCTAGC